CGGAAGGCAATGACGGAGCGGTCTTCACCAAACCGGGCTACGTCCACCCCCATCACCAAGGGAGCGCCTGGGTCGGGTATAACCTCGCGTTGAGCCGCTTGGTAGGACAAATCCTTCCCGATGAACTGATTTGCGCCTTTGTTCGGGAACTCGCCCTTGACCTCCACGCGGGCTTCGTCGCTGTCTTCCCCGTACTGCGCGATGATCTTGTTGAACGTCCCGATGTCCGTTCCTTCCACGGTGCGGCTGTCGATGTTCCGGCACCGCCAGAAATTGCGGTCTTTGTGGAAGCATTCGAAAAACGGACCTGAGTTACGGCGCGGGTTGGAGAACACGAACCAGTAGCGGTCTGGGATTGGCTCGGTGAAAAAACCCTCAGAAACCGTCCAGATAGGGCGGGGGATGCCTGACGCTTCGTCGAAGATCAACATCACGCCAGCGTGGTTATGGATACCGGCGAAAGCGTCCGGGTTCTCTTCGGACCATAGCTGGGCGGACGCATACCAGTATCCCAAGTCAATCTTCAGATCGCGTTTGACCGCTTCGCCGAACCACTCTGCGGGGCGAAGGGACATCGCGCTGACCTCCCACCAGTGAGAGTTGATCGCCAACGCGGTCCACTTCCCAAGTTCGGCCATCGTCCTGGAGCGTAGCTGCTGTTCAGTGTTGGCGGTAATGATGGTCGTGGACCCAAGGCGGGTGCTCATAAACCAGAGGGCCAGCATTGAAACGAGGGCGGATTTGCCAATGCCTCGTCCTGAGGCGTCGGCAGAGCGCCACATTTCCATGAGGGCCTTGTTGGCGCGGCGCAGATCGTTGGCCTTGATGTGCCGTTCGATCTCTTGGAACGTCTCTTTCTGCCAACCACGCGGACCCTTGTAGGATTCGAGTGGTGTATTGGGTCGGCCCCAGGGGAAGGCGTACATAGCAAAATTGAGGGGCGATGAATGGATCTGGGGTGACCACAGGTCCACCATCAGGGATTGTTCGCCTTGGGCGTCGTAAACCGGTTGCTGCTTAGGCACGACTGAAACTTTCGACCACCACCGGAGCCAGCGGGTCGTTGCAATCCTTCACAAGGACGCTGGTCACGAGGGGGTCGAGCCATAGGCCGGTAGCCGCCAGGTAGGCCGAGTCTTCGAACGGATAGCCCACGGTCTGGACTTCCCCGTCTCGGATAAATTCAACTTGGAACATTCCTCTCTCCTGTTAACCGTAACAACTACTTCCCAGATTTTACAATAAAAAATTTCGACAGCGTAGGGACCCCGGAAAGAACGAGCGCGAAGATTTTCCGGGGGTGCCCCCCACCTCACCCCCTCCCGGCTCGTTTCGCGATTTGTTCACGGTTCGAAAGCGTAAAGCGTGCGCTTAGTGATTGTTAGTCGCTAGGCTTTGAGGCAATTTTTGGCGGAATAGCTAGCGTTTCTTCGTGGTCGATCGTTAGTTGGTCGCTCACTGGACGCAAGAGACGCGCGCGTGCTTCGGCGAGCGTCACTGATACGTCGAGGGTTTGGCTCACATTTAGATCTATTCGATCGCCATAGCGCCGTGAATGCTGTTTGCTGGCAAGCCATTGCCTGGCTTGCATTTGATTGCGTGCTCTTTGGGGATCAGTCACTTCGCAATCCGCAATGGTGATCACTTCATCCGCCATTAGATCCGCGCGTATTTCAGTGGCCCGAGCATAAGCAATGGCTAGATCGCGAGCATCTTGAAGAACACGATTAAACTCATTGGCGGTAAGCCCAGCATCGGCCAAGGCGGAGCGCAATGAAGCCCCATTGGCTAGCGTGTCGATAACTTGTTCTGCGGCCTGGCGCTTGTTTGTGGTCATGCCTGACAGAATACCTTGATTTTATCGCAATGCGTGCGTCAACTTGTCGCATGATTTTGTTGCGATGGGCGCATTTTAGGTGTTGCGGTAAACGCAACAAGGGCCTATATCTGGATCACCAAATGGAGGAAGTCATGCGAAAGATTAGATGGTTTGTAACTAAGTCACGCTCCGGTCATTACACCTTGACGCTCAAGGCGCAGGTTGAATGCGGGGGCTGGGTGTTGATCGGTAAATCCGTGAAGTTGGACGAGTTAAGCCGCATTGAGGGTGAGAAGGCTTATTTGCTCGAAGTGTGCGCAGAACGGCTCAAGTAATTGGAGGGACATGATATGAAATACAACATCGAACTAACAGACACTTTCGGCGGACAAGCAAGTTACGCGTGGGTGAAGCGCGCGACCGTCGATCACCCACCTACCAAAAGCATCATGGCGCTGCGTCGTGCAGCCAAGAAGGCGATGGACCTACAAGGTGTTCGCGGTACTTGGTACGATATCGGTGACACGATGGAGTTCCGCCCAATGGGGGCACATATGGTTCTGTTTGTGACTTTGGAGGATTGATCAATGAACTTGGACATTCATCAGAAGGCGAACAACTTGGTCCGCAATGAGATATTCGCGAACCTTTCGGCGCTTGTGGAAGCCATGGCGTCGAAAGGCGACGAAGACTCGATGGAGTTGATGTGTAGCGTGCCGGATTATGAGTGCGCGGCAATCGAAGAAGGATGGAAATTTGTAGACGACGCTTGGAGGTACGACGGCTTCGTTGACGAATACGAAGATGCGCACGAATTGTGCGAGGACCAAGGCATCGAACCGCGCGAACGCGAAGTGTTTGAACATTGGAGCGTGTCGTCCTGGCTTGCCAGTCAACTCGAAAAACATGGCGAGAAAGTCGCGCGGAATTGGTACGGTCATAACGTATGGGCGCGCACCACTACCGGACAGGCAATTTCTATTGACGCGGTTATTGAGAGCATCGTTCGTGCCATGGCACGCGATTAGTCCAGCGCCAGAGGGCATGCGCCACGCGCGCGTGCCTTCCCCGCTGCATTAAGCGGCTTAGGAGGGTTAGAACATGACAACGATAAACCGCAACGCGGGTTACTATTACACGGCTTGGAGCGACGGGACGAAGATTGACAAAGAGGCTCGCATTTATTGGGCGGCGTCAAAGCCCGAAATGCTCGAACGATTGCAAGATCGCGGGGGCGATTTAAAGGTCATTGGCGTCGAGCCTGGTGACTTCGGCGATTGTTATTCCAAGCATATCGGCGTGCCTGACTTGGAACGCTTGGCGGAAGAGATACCTCTTGCCACGCCGGATGACTTCATTGTGCGCGCGCCTGGCCAGCATCCCGGCGGATCATTCTATTGGGTAGACTTTTATCCTACGGTTTATGTCCCGGTTTATGAAGCGGAGGCAGAGGAATGATCCGTCCCCAAACTCGCGTTCTATTTGCCCGGACCATGACGCGCGCCATGCGCGTCTTGGCCCTTTGCCAGCGGTACCGCCTAGGGGTTTACCTTGAGCCTATCGCCCCGGACGGTCCGGCGTTAATTCATATCGCCACGCGCGTCGGAGCGGAGCGCGCGCATCGGTATGGTGGCGCTCCGATTTACACGTTTCCATAGCCACGCCCCGACACTCGCCACGGCCCTGCACTCGCCGCGCCGGAGCCGGAGCCGGAGCCGGGACGCCTACCGCGCGGTAAGAACAAAACGCGAGAACCCCCAGGCCATGTGGAGCCAGGGGGTTCAAACGATTGTTACGCACCCTCAAGACAAGCAATCTGAGCAGTCCCCGGCCCGGGACACTTGGCCCACGGACCGGGCACTCGCCACGTTACGGACTACCCTGCCCCCAGGGCGACAAAGAGCGCCGCCACCCAATAGCCTGTTGCGACCAAACACACGCCACCCAGGAAGGCGCTGACCAGAGAACCCGCCGCCCTCATGCCGCACCTGCCGCGAGCGCGATCAGCCCGACCATCATGATGGTGGAAAGCACAACGCTGACCAAACCAGCCAGCCAATCAACAAACTGCATGTGAAATACCCTCCGTGATGTAAAAGCACGCCCGCAAATCACCGGGCAGCAACGGGAGCATACTGAGCAGTTCTTAAAATTGCGTTAAGATAAACGCTCGAATTGTAACCAAAACAAGAAAAGTTCCGCCGTAACACAGCGCAACAACACCGTAACATCGTTAACCACGCGGAAAATCAAAAAATGCTTTTTAGCATTTTTTTCGTAACAAGTCCGTAACATCGTTAACCACGCGGAAAATCAAAAAATGCTTTTTTGCATTTTCAAAACCAGCGGAGAGACCCCGGTTTCCAAAATCTGGGGTCAGATTTTGGAGGTAAAAAAGATTTTGGAAAGATTTTGGAGGTCAAAAACCAGCGGAAATCTGCTCTTTTCTCTCTCTTTTTCCATTATTCCAAAATAAATAGAGAAATACTACATATAAAAAGATATATAGGAATATTACAGGCATGTAATACTCCACCATTTTTTATATAGAACTTCCAAAAGATTTTGGAAATGGTGGAATTTTGGTATTTCCCAATGGTTTCAATGGGTTAGCGGCTCCAAAATCTTTTCCGCCTCCAAAATCATTTTGGAGCCACCCCCCGTTGGCGCTAATTAAGCCCCTCTCAATAACCTACCATCACTCCTGGTTCCCATCCCCGCTTCCAGAAC